GGGCAATTACCTCGGAGGCTGGTCGCCCTTCGTTTACTATCAACACTGCGGAGAATTGAAATGGCATTTCTAGGTGAGACCTTTACTGTTGGCGATCTGCCGCAGTCCGACCGCTCCTATGACCTGATCCCTGACGGCTGGTACGCCGCCAAGATCACCGAGGCCAAGCTGGGGCCGACGAAGAACAATACTGGCGAGAAGATCGATGTCCGCTTCAACATCCTTGGTCCGACGCATCAGGGCCGGGTCATGTTCACGGCCATCAACATTCGCAACCAGAGCGCCCAAGCCGAGCAGATCGGTCGCCAGCAACTTGGCGAAGTGATGCGGGCCATCGGTCTGGACCGGATCGAAAACACCGACCAGTTGATTGGCGGTGAGCTTCAGATCAAGGTCAAGATCAAGCAGCCGAATGAACGCGACAAGGCTGCGGGCTATACCGAAGCCAAGAACGAGGTGGGCGGCTTCAAGGCTGCTTCGGGTCGCTCGGCCCCGCTGCCAACGGCTGCGCCCTCTGCCCCTGCCGCTTCGGCCACCCCGCCTTGGGCTAAGAAGTAACTCATGGCCCAGATACCAGAGCCAATGCACCAGACGGCAGGCCTCATTGATGCCTACCACGAGTCGCAGCAGTCCCCGCCGCGAGGACACCTTGGCGCGTCAATGCTCGGTCATCACTGTGACCGTTGGCTCTGGCTATCGTTCCGCTGGGCTGTGGTGGAGCCGTTCCCCGGTCGTGTACTGCGCCTATTCCGGCGCGGTCATAACGAGGAACGGACCATCATTGCCGACCTCCGCGCCATTGGGGTGGACATTCGTGACACCTTCAATGGGCGGCAGCGGAAAGTGGACTTTGGGGCGCATGTCTCTGGCAGCATTGATGGCATCATCGAGAAAGGCCTGCCAGAGGCACCCAAGAGCCGCCACATTGCCGAGTTCAAGACGCACTCCAAGAAGTCGTTTGACGATCTGGTCAATAACGGCGTCGAGAAGGCCAAATGGCAGCATTATGTGCAGCTTCAAACTTATATGTACGGCACCGACATTAAAAAGGGCGTCTATATCGCCGTCTGCAAGGACGACGACCGGCTCCATGTCGAGCGAGTAGAGTATAAGAAGGAAGTCGCCGAGAAGGCCATTGAGCGTGGCAAAAAAATCACACTGGCCGAGCGCATGCCGCCGCCGATCTCGACTGATCCGACTTGGTATCAGTGCAAGTTCTGCCCGGCACATGCCTTCTGCCACGAAAAGGCCCCGACCAAGTTGGCCAACTGCCGCACATGTGCGCATGCGACTCCGCTTGCCGACTCCACATGGCGGTGTGAGCGACATAATGCCGACGGGATCCCAGAGGACTTTCAGCGGGAAGGCTGTGACGACCACGTTCTCCACCCCGATCTGGTGCCGTGGCAGTTTGAAGGCTCGGAGGATGGGTTACATGTAACCTGGGACATTGACGGACGAAAGATCCTGAACGGACCAAACGGGTACAAGAGCCGGGAGATTGTCGCCAATCCGGGCGCAGTCGGGACGGCTGCTGTTGAAGAGATCAAGGCCATATGGCCGAACACGGAGGTAGTGGGATGATGTGGTTTATATTGGCGACAATCGCCGCCTTTGGTATTTTTACCTATCTCTATGCCATCACGCCGTTTGGCTACGAGGATGAAGATGGCTTCCATTGGGGCCACCCGCCCGAAGAGTAAGAGTTACCGCACCAACCTCCTTTCAAATCCCGACAACCCTAGCGGGATCGAAGGCAGCGCACCGGCAGGAACAAGCGGCTGGTTGGTAGCGGGACATTGGTCGTTAGCTGCGAATGCGCTGCAATAGGGTACTTTTTAGAGGAAAAGCTAGTGGTTAAAATGGGCCCTAAACCAAGCGAGTTTCATCCTGAATATAGTCTTTTGCCCGAAACTGGCGAAAGGGCTAGGCAGCTTGATGAGCCGCTATATTTCACTGGTAGGCGCTGTTTGCGTGGCCATCTTGCGCCGCGCTACACAAGTTCATCAAACTGCGTTGATTGTATTATTGAGAAACGGGAGCTTGCCGGTAGGTCAATGCGGGCTGGCCAAAAGTTTCGCAATCAACAGCAGGACGAGTTGGCCATTTTGGCGCTGGCCAACGGTCAAAAGGTATATTCCGGTAAACCATGCCCGAAAGGACATGTTGTGCGCCGTGCAACAACTGGAAACTGCATTGAATGCGAAGCGATTAATAATGCAAAACGCAAAGAGAGGGCAAAGTGGAAAAGGATTTATGACCTATACGGCCTAACAAAGAATTGCGTAGAGGAAATGCTTGCAAAGCAGCAAAATCAATGTGCAATTTGCCTAATTAGTTTTGACGACGCCAACATGCATATCGATCATTGCCACGAAAGTGGGAATGTGCGGGCACTGCTATGCAATAAGTGCAATCAAGCAATTGGATTGTTTGAAGAAAGCCATGAAAGATTAGGAATGGCAATGCTATATCTAAAGGCTCATAAAAATGCTTCGTAGTTACCAGAGAAGGGCAATTGATGATTTGTACGCTTGGCTCTCAAAAAACGACGGCCACCCATGCCTCGTTCTCCCTACCGGAGCCGGTAAAAGCCACGTTGTTGCCTGCCTATGCAAAGAGGCAATCCAGAACTGGCCTGAGACCCGGATCCTGATGCTCAGCCATGTCAAAGAAATTCTGGAACAGAACGCCCAGAAGCTCCGCCAGCACTGGCCCAACGCGCCACTCGGCATCTATTCTGCTGGCTTGGGCCGTCGCCAGCTTGGTGAGCCGATCACGTTTGCGGGCATCCAATCGGTGCGCTCCAAAGCCCGCCAGATCGGCCACATCGACCTGTGCCTCATCGATGAGTGTCATTTAGTCAGCCACAAAGATGAGGGCGGCTATCGCACCCTTTTGGCGGAGTTGCGCGCCATTAACCCCAACATGCGGGTGATAGGGCTAACTGCCACCCCTTACCGGCTTGGCCACGGCCTTATCACTGACGAGCCAGCCATCTTCTCGGACCTGATTGAGCCGGTCTCGATTGAGGAACTGGTCTATCACGGGTATCTGGCCCGACTGCGCTCCAAGCCGACATCTACCGGCTATGACCTATCCGGCGTTCACAAGCGTGGCGGTGAGTACATCGAATCGGAATTGGCCGCTGCGGTGAATACTGAGGCCCAGAATATTCAAGTCATTGAGGAAGTGATCGAGCGCGCCGAGGGCCGCAAGGCGTGGCTGTTCTTTTGTACCGGCGTTGACCACGCAAGGGCGGTTGCCGAGATCCTGCGGCAAAAGGGCATCGCCGCCGATTGCGTGACCGGCGATACGCCGAAGGCCGAGCGGGAGCGGATCATCACTGACTTCCGCGCTGGGCGGCTAACGGCGCTGACCAATGCCAACGTTCTAACGACCGGGTTCGACTACCCCGACATTGACTTGATAGCCATGCTGCGGCCCACAATGTCGCCGAGCCTTTATGTCCAGATGGCGGGGCGTGGCATGCGGTTGAAGTCGCATACCGACCACTGCCTCGTTCTCGACTTTGCCGGGGTGGTGCGCCAGCATGGGCCGATCACCGCAGTCCAGCCGCCCAGCAAGGCTGGTAATGGCGAAGCGCCGCTGAAGTCGTGTCCTGAGTGTCATGAGTTGTTACACATCAGCGCCAAGGAGTGCACTGCCTGTGGCTATGCCTTTCCGCCAAAGGAAGACGAGGCCGAGGCTAAGGTTCTGACGCTGCATAACGACGACATCATGGGCATGGATGCCTCAGAGATGCTCGTCAAGGATTGGGCCTGGTCGAAGCATATTGGCAAGGATAGCCGCAAGGAAATGCTCCGCGTGACCTACTATGGCGAAGCCCTGTCCGACCGCCCGGTTACGGAATACCTGACAGTTCTGCACGATGGCTATGCCGGGCAAAAGGCGCTCGCCACGCTTCAGAAGATGGTGACAAAGAGCCGGGCCGAACTGGCTATTCTGGACGATCTGGACGAAGCTGCGGCCATATTGACTAGTGGTACGCCACCCCACATGATAAAGTACCGCAAGGACGGCAAATTCTTTAGGGTTCTAGATAGGAGTTGGTAATATGCCGCGTCACCCCAAGCCCCAAGGATTGATCGAGTACGAGGCATGGCTGGCCAAGGGGCCACCGCGTTACTGCTATAACTGCGATCACTATGGGGGCGAGGGGCAGTGTCTGGCCTTCGGGGTTGCCATCCCGCTAGAATTTAGCCAGAAAGAAGATAGTTGTCCAACGTGGGAACAGGCGCTGCCATTTTGACCGACAAGCTACCGTCCGAACACTGGGAGCAATGCCAAGTCGTATCTTGGTTCCGCCGCAAGTATGGCCCCATGCGGATCTTTGCCATCCCCAACGGCGGCTGGCGGTCCAAGGCCACGGCGATGAAGCTAAAAGTCGAGGGCGTGGTCAGGGGTGTGCCGGATCTCTACGTACCAGAGGTCAATCTATGGATTGAAATGAAGCGCCTCAAGGGTGGTCGGCTTTCGCCAGAGCAGCGCGATTGGGCGCGCTATCTTGATAGCATTGGGCACACCTTTCTAGAGTGCCACGGCCATGAACACGCCATCGAGCAGATCGACGCATTCATGGCCGAGCGGTTTCCTTAATCCTCCAACCCCTCCTCGACCATCTCGATCTGAGCGCGGGTCACGCGCAGGACATGTTCGACATCGGACTTGGGGATCTCGCGGTCAGTGCGGCTGCACAATTCAGCCAGCAGCTTCTCAATGCGGGCTAGGGTAACGAGACTCATACCTTCTCCACCTTTCTTCCATCTAGAGCAGCCTGACGCAGGATCGCCGGGTGTTCGCGCCATAGAGCGCGGAGCAGGCTGTCGGACAGGATAGCCATAGCAATCTGCTCGCGTTCCTGCGAGGACATAGCATCGAAATTCTTAGACTCGGCCATAACGCTCTGCTTTCTCCATCATTTGTTCTCCATTGAGGACCGTCCGGCCAACGCGCCAGAACTTGCCGTTGATATTGAACGATCCGTCTTCATTGCATCGGTTCACCGGGAACCGCTCACGGCGCAGGATGTCTGCGGCGATCTCGTAGTCGTCTTTGTGCTTCTTGAACTCCGGGGCTGGCTTAACCCGGCCCATCATATTAATCCTGCCCGGCTTGGGGCGGTTAACCCAGCGACGGCTATAGGTATTGGCCTCGCTGAGCCAGCGGTCGATAGTGCCCGACCAGAGAACGCCGTAGTGCCGCATGAGCTGACTCTTGGTCATGGTCGGGGCGATCTCGGCGAAATCATCTGGCAGCGGCTTGGCATTATGGCTGGTGCGCCGATACGCCGGATCGTTTGTGATGAAGTGGCTGCGCCATGCGGCGATTCGCTTGGTCGAAGGGCACTCGCCGAATCGCTCCATCACCAGCGAGCGGATATAGGTCGCGCTGGCATGCTCTTTCACAAGCGCGCGGGCCATCTCCTCTGCATCTTTGTAGTCCATACTTACTCCCATTGGCTAAAAATGATGTCCGAAGCATATGCTGCAAAAATCGTTTGACAAGGAAAAAATGCAGGAGCAGGATAGGGACATAAGAGGAGTTTAGTTATGGCTTTTGAACGACACAGCAAGAAGTACTACGCGCCGCGTCAGCCTTCCGGGCGGCGCGGTGCCACCATCAACGGCAAGCCAGCTTGGCTGGTGGTGCAGGAGCGGCGTGAGGCTGCCCTCGCCCACGCAAAGGAGGCCAGCCATGACGCTGATTGATAATGAAGATTGCCCGGAAGTGGTTTGCGCAAACTGCGGCGACAATCCGCCCACTGGTGTCGATTGCGCCACCGAACTTTGTGAGCTGTGCTTTGAATACATCATGGGGAGTGATGAGGGGTTTGAGCCATGACGCTGATTGAACGACTGCAACAGGCCGATGGGGCGGGCGCACTTTCTGCACAGGAGGCAAGCAATGCGTAAATTGGAAGAAGTGGTGATCGCGCTCTATGCGACCGGCTTCATTTTCGCCTTTGGCCACGCTGCCGCCAATGCGGATCGGTGCAATATCGACTTCCGCACACAAGGCACCTGCGATGCTTTCGCCAGTGCTGCCACCGGGTTCGCTGCTGGCGCTGCTTGGCCGCTCTACCTTTCATGGGAAATGTTTGAGGAGGCCACCGATGAGCAATGAACCGAAGGTCGATCTGGCCGGGGTGGATGAACTGGTGGGGCGGTTGCAACTGGGCGACCTTGCAGCAATACCCGAAGCCGTTACCGCGCTTCAATCCCTCACCGCCACCGCGCGGGAAGCCGAGGCGCTGCGTGCGGAGAATGCGAGGCTGCAAGCGCGGGCCGATGCTGCGCGGCGGGAGGCGTTGGAGGAGGCATCAAAGGTTGCACGCGATTACGCAAGCAAGGCGGCGCAGCGAGGCTGGGTATTGAAACCGGGTAGCATTGTCACTGCGGCTCGGCACATCGCCACCACTATCCGCGCACTCAAGGAGAACCCCAATGCAGGATGATCTGAAAGAGCGGTTGCGGCGCATCGTAAAGAAACCATACAGCGCCAAGCGCGGGCCACCACCCTGCGAACTGCAAATGCTAGACCGCATCGCAGCCCTTGAGGCCGAGATCGAGCGGCTGCGGGAGGCGCTGGGCCTCATAATTGAGAATGAAAACGCCGAAACCGGTTATGGCAACAGCAGTGCCAAAATCGCTCGCGCCGCACTTGGCGATTGGAAGTCAGAAGCCGGGGATTTGGGAGGCAAGCAATGACCGATAAAAGCACACACGCTTCGGACTGCGACTGGCACGTTGACCAGTATCCGTGGGAATGCACCTGCGGGCTGATAGCGAGGAAGAAAGCGATGGACGAACTGATCGCGCTTAGTGCTGATGAGTTATACGACAACCCTGCAAATCAGGACCGCCTCTCCCAAATTACATTGAAGGTAGACAACGAACTGGGCGACCAGATCATCGCGGCTTGGCTGGCAAACCACATCCAGTGGACGCGCGAGGCTTATGAAAGCGCAACTGGCGAGCAGGACAAGACCGACGCCATGC